GCTGCTGACCCCAAATAATTTGGTTTTGCAGGTGCAATTAGGTACAGTCACGGTTGTGACGACATAGGAGTCATCATGGACAAGAAGCAAGTTAAGAAGATCGCTGATACGGAGGTGAAAGCCCACGAGAAGCGTCTGCATGGTATGAAGAAGGGTGGACCCACTAGTCTTGACCGCAAGAAGTATGGGAAGAATATGTCCCGTGCAATGAACCAGAGGTAATCATGGCCAAGTTCAGCATGAAAAAAGGCGGGAAAGAGGTTGGCTCTGCTGACGTTTACGCACCTCCGCATGATATGACGGGCAAAGCCGGTGTGGATCTGAGTAACAACGGCTACGGAACCAATGCTAAACGTGTTGAGCTAAGTGACATGGCAGTAAGTATCAACGCTGCACGTAGCAAACCGTATCCAGAACCCAAAACAACTGGCATCAAAATGCGTGGGACCGGCTGCGCGACTAAAGGTACGATGTCTCGGGGGCCAATGGCGTGAACTATGCTCAGCTTGTAGTTGCGGTCTCCGACTATACGGAGAACACGTTCCCTACTGTTAATATGGATACGTTCATACAGCAGGCGGAACAGCGCATTTACAACACGGTTCAGTTTCCTTCCCTGCGTAAAAACGTGACGGGAGTAACTAGTCCAGCAAACAAGTATCTTGCCTGCCCCAATGATTTCTTATCTTCGTACTCTTTGGCTGTTATTGACGCAACGGGTAGCTATACCTACCTGTTAAACAAGGATGTAAATTTCATCCGCGAAGCATACCCACAACCTACTGATACCGCACTTCCCAAGTACTACGCTTTGTTTGGGCCACAATCAGGCAATGAGGCTGAACTGACATTCATCCTTGGTCCAACTCCAAATGCCGTGTACACAATGGAGTTGCATTACTTCTATTACCCCGAGTCGATTGTCACCGCAAGCACAACTTGGTTGGGAGATAATTTTGATACGGTGCTGTTGTACGGCACGTTGGTTGAAGCCTACACCTACATGAAGGGTGAACAGGATATGATGGCGTTGTACGACGGCAAGTACAAAGAAGCGTTGGGGCTGGCTAAACGTCTGGGTGATGGGCTGGAGCGTCAAGATGCCTACCGTTCTGGGCAGTACCGCCAGAAGGTGACTTAATGGCGTTTACTGGAAACTTCACAACTAGTACGTTTAAGATAGGACTCCCAAGCGGGGCGTTCAACTTCAACACGGGCACGACGCAGGTTTTCAAAATCGCGTTGTATACCAACGCGGCTACGCTAAACGCTGACACTACCGCGTATACTTCTACCGGAGAAGTTGTTGCTTCGGGGTACACCGCTGGGGGATTGACCCTTGTTATCAGCCAAGTCCCTACTACAGGCTCTTCTGGTACAACTGTGTACTGGTCATTCAATAACGCCGTATGGACTACTGCGGTTACTGCACGGGGGGCGTTGATTTATTTGGCAAATGGGACTACAAATCCTGCTATCTGTGTATTGGACTTTGGTTCAGATAAAACTTCGACCAATACGTTCACTGTGCAATTTCCCGCAGCGACAAACACATCAGCAATCATCAGGATCGTATAATGCTAGTTAATACTATTCACGGCGAGATGGACGATTCCCTTCTGGAGAAAAAAGAAGGTTCGTTGGATAATGATATTGAGTTCACCACTTGGACTGAGTATTGGCTCAACGATGAGTTGGTTCATCGGTCTGTTCATGTTAGTTTAAAAACTTCTCCCTTTACGGCGCTTGAAGCCGCTTCGATAGGATAAATCATGGCTAATACTCAATCTATGTGCACATCGTTCCTTGGGGAACTGATGACTGCAACTCATAACTTTGGTGCTTCACCTATTCGTGGGGCAGCTACTGCGGACACGTTTAAAGCTGCTTTGTATCTAGCAAGTGCTACGATTAACGCAAGCACGACGGTGTATACGTCTACCGGCGAAGTTACCGGTACGAACTACGTTGCCGGTGGTGTGACTGTTACAAACGCAACGGCTCCAGCGTCTGCTAATAGCTCAGCCACTGCGGGTGTTGGCTACTGGACGCCCTCTGCTTCAATAACTTATACAACCGTCACGTTATCAACGGCGTTTGATACGGTGTTGATTTACAATTCGACGCAAAGTAACAAGGCAGTTAGCGTTCATACTTTTGGCTCACAGACTGTGACCGCAGGTACGTTTACGCTGACGATGCCAAGTAACACGACCACTACTGCCCTGCTCCGTTTGGCTACAACCTAACGGGTTGGTGAAGTACTGTGGCTACCGGCTGGGGAGCCAGTACTTGGAGTAGTAATACGTGGGGCGGTTCGCAAGACGCCCTAACGGGCGTTGTTGCGTCTGGACTTGTTAGCGCCCCCGGTAAATCGGTAACGGTAAGTATCACCGGGGTTTCTGCTTCTGGCGCAGTTGGCACAGACACAGTTGGGGCGCGTTCATTAGCAATTACTGGTGTAGCAGCCGCTGGCTCCGCCGGTACGGTAACAGCTTCAAAAACACAAGCTGAAGACGGAACTTTTGCGACTGGTTCGGTTGGCTCAGTTGAAGTTGCTCCTTCTGTTGCCCTAAGTGGCACTGTAGCTTCTGGTTTAGCAGGAACTGTTACTGGTACTAAGACTGCTGCGCTATCTGGTGTAGTTGGTTCTGGTCTCGTTGGCGATGTTCTATTTGCCAAGTTGGTTGCCATTACTGGGGTAGATGCCCGCGCAAGAGTTGGCGGGGTTGATCCTTTCCCATTTCCTGAAATTCAAGAAGTTGAAGCTGACGCATTAGTTGGTACGCCCTCCTCATCCATAACAGTTGACATTACCGGCAACGCTGCTATTGGCGTTGTTGGCAACTCTCAGTTTGCTCAACCTGTTTTCCCAACTGGGGTGTCGGCCACAGGTTCGGTCAGTTCAGTCTCGATGGGAGAAAGAACTGTAACACTTAGTGGTACATCTGCATCCGGCCAAGTTGGCGATGTTGAAGCCGCTGAAGGTGACTTATTAAGTGGAGTCACTGCGGTTGGTTCTGTTGGGACGATAGAAGCTGGGCCTCATATTTTCCCAATCACTGGTGTGCCCGCTGCTGGTGCTGTCGGAACGGTATCCGCATCTATAACGCAGTCTGTGTCTGGGGTATCTGCCACCGGGGCAGTTGGCTCTGTCGGGTTATCTGTTTCGGTTGCACTTACCGGTGTAGCGGCTTCGGGCGGTGTTGGCACAGTAGTGTACACGGTACCGGTAGATATAACAGGAGTATCTGCTACTGGGTTGGTTGGTGATGTACAGGAACTTGTAGATTTATCCGTATCTGGCAATGTTGCTGACGCTGCGGTTGAAAATGTAGGGATAGATGTAACCGTTGACTTAACTGGGGTTTCGGCTGATGGCGCGGTAGATAATGTTATATTCGGGTTTCCAATATCTGGTGTTTCGGGTGACGGGGCTGTACAATCCGTTTCAGTGGGGGACCGTCTTGTTGCCATCACTGGTTGCCCCGCGATGGGTAACGTGGGCAATTTTGGATATGCTTACTGGAGTATCATAGATGATGACCAGACGCCAAATTGGACGGGTATCACCACAACCGGAACCCCAGTTTGGACAAGTATTACCACCACTGAAAACCCTAACTGGGTTGAAGTAGAGACTGTTTAAAGGGTTAAAATGCCAACCACCTATACGTCGCTTATTGGGCTTGCGTTGCCAGCAACCGGAGAGTTGTCTGGTACGTGGGGGGACACGGTTAACAACTATATATCGACTTACGTTGATGCAGCGATTGCGGGCACGCAAACAATCACGACTGATACGACGCTTACCAAGACAGTCGGCGCGGCTCTTGGGAGCACTTCATCGCAGTACATGGTGCTGTTGTGTAGTCCAGCGTCAGCTAATATCACCGTCACGGCTCCGGCAGCGAGTAAAACTTACGTAGTCATCAATACGTCAGCGACGTACACGGTCACCATCCGAGGCGCTGGTCCTACGACTGGGGTAACAATTGCTACAAGTGATAAAGCTCTTGTAGCTTGGAACGGCTCAGATTTTGTACGGGTTGGTGCTTCGGCTGGCGGTTCAAACACACAGGTTCAATTTAATAGTTCTGGCAATTTAGCCGGTTCTGCAAACCTGACGTTTAACGGCACCACGCTAACAGCAAACACACTGAATCTGACTAACGCGCTTGGGGTGGCTTACGGCGGCACTGGTAGTACATCTACAACTTTTGTAAATCTTACGTCAAATGTAACTGGCACTTTGCCTGTTGGTAATGGCGGCAGTGGAGCAGCTACATTTACCGCTAACAACGTACTGCTTGGAAACGGAACTTCAGCATTCCAAGTAGTGGCTCCCGGAACAAACGGCAACGTACTAACGTCTAACGGTACTACTTGGGTATCTTCAGCGGCAGCATCGTCTGGCGTATCCCAAGCCAAGGCCACAATGATTACTTTTATTTTTGGAACGTAAGGACCCGTCATGGCAAACCCAAATTTACTTGCCGCAACGACGGCACTTGGCACCACTACTTATCTCACACCGTCTGGAACAACGCAGGTTGTGTTGCTTCCCAACGCGGCGGCATCTGGACAGGTCTTTAAGATTAACCAGATTGTTGCTACCAACGTAAACGGCGCTTCTGCTGTAAACGCCACGGTAAGTATTTACACCAACGGTGCTCAAGCACAGGGTAATCCGCCATCGAGCGGAACGGCATTTCCGATTGCTTCGACCATCTCGGTCCCGGCAAACGCTGCGCTGATTGTAGTGGACAAAACTACTCAGGTGTATCTGCAAGAAGGCACATCAATC